GTATTTGACCGTGATGGAAGTACACTAGAACCTGCTGAACATGCGAAAGAAGAAGAGATTCGTGGACAAGCCATCGCTAAAACCATTTATGATTATGTAAAGAGTCTTGGGTTCACTATTCGTCGCAGTAATGACCAAACTAGGGCAGGTAAACACTTTTGGAATAAAAATCGCGGAGAAGATAGTCAAGTATGGGAGCAAACAATGGCATCAGAAGAACTTGATGAGGCTTGTTGGAAAGGTTATCACAAAGAAGGTAATAAAAAGATGTTTGGCAAAACATATCCCAATTGCGTAAAGAACGAAGATATAGCGGAAGAAAAGAAACCTGACTTCATGAAAGCCGGCAATATGAAACCTTTCAAAGTATCTGGTAAAGAAATACCTGGTGCAGTACGAACATTAGAAAAAGCATTACTAAAGGCAAAAGAACGAGATATTAAATTAAACTATAATAATATAGATAAAATAATGCAGGCAGTCTGTAAAAAACATAATTTAACCGGTGATGAACTACACAATAAATTTGTTGAGAAACATCATATGATTCCTGATAATTGGATAATAAAACAATTAGATGAAGCATGTTGGGATACACACAAGCAATTAGGTATGAAAAATAAAGGCGGTAAACAAGTGCCTAATTGTGTACCAAAAGAAAGCGTAGAAGAAAACCACCAAGAATGTCCTGAATGCGGTGGTCCAATGTTTAGCGAAGAAATGATTAACGAAAAGAAAGATGCTTGTTACTATAAAGTTAAAAGTCGTTATAAAGTATGGCCCAGTGCATATGCTTCAGGCGCATTAGTAAAGTGTCGTAAAAAAGGTGCTAGTAATTGGGGTAATAGTTCAAAAAATGAAAATTCTATATTAGAAGGTATAGAACAGACTGATGAAAATTTACATAAATGGTTTAAAGAAAAGTGGGTAAGATTTGGACCGGATGGCAAGATACGCGGTGATTGTGCTAGAGGTGATGATAGTGAAGGTAAACCAAAATGTTTACCACAAAGCAAAGCACAGAATTTAGGTAAGAAGGGTCGTGCTAGTGCGGCTGCTAGAAAGCGTAGAGAAGATCCAAACCCCGAGCGTAGTGGCAAAGCAATCAATGTTGCTACTAAAAAGAAAACTTCTGAGAGTTCAATTCTTCAAGGAATAGACGAAACAAAAGGCTTACCAATGCCAGGTTCTTATGAACAAGAAAATAAACCTTTTCTTAGAAAAGGTGGACAGAAAATTATGTCTCTTACTACTGAACAAGAATTAGAAGAAAAGTGGAGTAATAAGTATAAGAAAAGTATAGATTGCAGTCATCCAAAGGGATTTTCACAACGGGCTCATTGTCAAGGGAGAAAAAAGAAATGAAAGATTATGATTTTTATTGGAAAAGAAAAGGATACCCAAAGATATGTTAGTAGATAATTTAAAAGTACTGTTAGCTAGTACACAATCGTTTGCTATCAAGTCACAAAACTTTCATTGGAATGTTGAAGGCAGTAATTTCCCACAATATCACGAATTCTTTAATACATTATATGAAGATGTAAGTGCTACTATAGATCCAATTGCTGAGTATATTAGAATCCTAGGTCATTACACACCAGGTAGTTTATCAAGATATGCTGAATTAAGTATTATTCAAGACCAAATAAAGATTCCTCGTGCTCAATTAATGTTTGCTGAATTATTACAAGATTGTCAAACATTAAGCCAATTAGTTGTTGATATGTTTGATGAAGCAACAAATGAGCGTCAACAAGGAATAGCTAATTACTTGGCTGAACTTCAAGACTTGTATGGAAAAAAAGCTTGGTTTATTCATTCTACGCTTAAAACTGAACGTGAATAATGAAAATTAATGAGTTTGTAGTTGACGAAGAAATAGTACAAGATGCTATTGTTAGAATACCAAAGTCTGAAATATTCAGTCAAGGTAAGGAGTATTTAGATCAACTTAAGTCAGCCAATCCCAAAACAATTCCTTCGATGTTAAACAAGTTGAAGCCGGTTCCCGATGACGAGGATTTAAGATATGGAATTATTCCACGAGATGAAGTTGGGCAGTATCATGTCATCATAGTTAATAATTCCGATCAGATAATAGGTGACCTAGCACTGGCTCCTGTAAAAGACTTTCCAATGCAACCTGCATATACAGTAGAGTTTATAACTGTTATAGAAGATTATCGTGGCATGGGTATTGGTAATCTATTATACAAGATAGCACTTAGAGATCAAGGTATACAACTAATAGCAGGTGAAAGTCAAACAGTAGGTGGTCGCAGAAATTGGATCAGTTTAAGTAAAACACCTGGTGTTACTATATCAGGTTGGGGTTGGGTAAATGTAAGTGAACAGGCTAACAGTAATCCTGAACTAGTTAAAATTCAAAAGAAATTTGAAAAATCTATGACAAAAGCAGGGGCAACCAGTTTAGGTGTTAATAAAGGACCTTCAAATACACTATCTCGTGCGATTAATAAACATTGGTATTTGTTCCCAGTACATGCCGGCGAAAAAGAATTTAAAGCAATCAACAATGCTATAAAGATTTATTATAATGATGTGTACAATCTTCCATTTTTATACAAGGTTGGATTGTTAGCAAATTGGGGTAATTAACTAAATAAATAGTATGAGAGCACTAGAATTTTTAAACGAAACCCAAGTCTTGGACGAAATAGATATGAGTCCAAGTTCATTAAAGCAATTAGCAGCCGGCACAGGTGCCATGGCAGGTATGGAATTTGAAATGTATGTGCCTGATGTTGCGGGCGGTGAAGATGAAGATTCAAGCCCAGAGCCTGATTATGATGAAGATATACCTGCAAGAAGTCTTGACCAAATATCTGATTTTTTTGAAGCTGACGGTGAGTGGAATAGCCCATTTGAAGTTAGTAGATTACAGAGTAAATTACAAGAAGAATATGCAGATTGGGTAAGTGAAAAAATAAGTGAAGACTGGGATCATTCTCCAACTGAGCATGTATATCAATGGGCAAAAGAAAATATTGAATACGAAGATAGAAATGAACTTGAAAAAATAGTTGAAAAGGCTGTAGAAGAAGGTCATGGTAATGAAATATATGATCAAGCAGATGAGGATTTTAGAGAATCTATGCTTGGAGAATATATGAACGATGAATCAAATGAAAGAGAGTTTTTAAGAGATTCAGGCATTAGATTTATGAGCGATGTTGAATCAGGCTATGATATTACTTGGCCATATTGGACATACCCAGAGGCTGAAGGTGAAAGAAGCATAAAACAAGTTGCCTTGCAGTTTATGACAGACCTAGGTCTTAATAATATAGCCATAAGTGATAGTTACCATGGTTCTTACTATATGTCAGGTGGAGATGATGATTGGAAACCTATTGGCCGTAGTAAACCAAATGATACTTACACTATAGAGCCAGATGGTAGTCTTACATCAAAGAAAGAACCCAGTGATTCAGGTTTAGAATTTGTAAGTAATCCATTGCCCTTAGATGAAATGATCAATAGTTTAAATCAAGTAGTCCAGTGGGCTAGAACAAATAATTGTTATACTAATAGAAGTACAGGTTTACACATGAATGTAAGTGTACCTGGGTGCAGCCGTGAAAAATTAGACTATGTAAAACTTGCGCTATTATTAGGTGATGAATATGTTTTAGACCAATTTGGTCGTTCAGCAAATAGTTTCGCAAAAAGTGCAATGAGTAATCTAAAGAGTAGAGCCACTTATATGCAGAGTGAACCGGAGTTACTTACCTTTTTTGATGAAATGAGAAAGGGTTTAAGTGTAGAGGCAGCAAAAGTTGTTCATAGTGGAAATACTAGCAAATATGTTAGTATTAATACTAAAGAGGGTTATATTGAATTTCGCAGCCCAGGTGGTGATTGGTTAAATGAAGATATACCTAAATTAGAAAATACACTATTAAGATTTGTAGTAGCATTAGATGCCGCTTGTGATCCACAAAAGTACCGTAATGAATATCTTAAAAAATTATATAAATTATTAAAACCTACAACAAAAGGTGATGCACTTGATGTTTTTGCTAAGTATTCATCTGGTCAATTACAGAAACAAGACTTGATAACTTTACTTAAAAGAGCAAGAGGTATACAAAAACCTAATGAGCCTATTAAAGCAAAAGTAAGTGCTGGTCCTGCTGAACCGGCATTTGGTCAACCACCAAGTAGGATGCCTGAATATCAAATTTATGACAGTAGAACTGGTGAAGAATATGAACTTTTTCAGGCATACGATGATGAAGCCGCATTGAGTCGTTTAGATGATTATCGCCGCATGGCTAGAAATAGTGCTAGTTCACTAGATCCTAATAGGTTTGTTCTTCGGCATGTGGTGAATGGATAATAAAGAGTATATTATGAAAAAAATTATAGCAATCGCATTATTGGTAATATCAACTACGGTTGAAGCACAAAAAACACCCCAAGGTGTTATATATGATTTTCCTATTACTAGGGTATTAGATGGAGATACAGTAGCATTTCAGGCTACATTTTTACCACCTCCACTTAAACAAGAACTTAGTATAAGAGTATTTGGTGTAGATACACCTGAAAAAGGATTTAGAGCCAAATGCCCACAGGAAGAGCAAAGGGGACAGGCTGCTTCAGCATTTACTAAAGATTTAGTTACTCATGCACAAAAACGCCAAGTTGTTATTATGGACTGGGATAAATTTGGTGGGCGTGTATTGGGAGATATTATTCTTGATGGTAAGAGCTTGCGCGAACAATTAATTACAAATAATTACGCTAGAGCATACTTTGGCGAAGCAAAACAATCTTGGTGTAACTAATTATAATATGATAACTGAATCTTTTATTGGCGAAGCTGCGGTTATGGAGTTATATAAAAAACTTCCTGGCCTATCCAAACATAATTATAACTCCATTGACAAGTTAATGCGAATGATTGCACAAAAGCATGAACTTAGTAGTGATGCATTAAATGATTTATTTGTGAGAAAATTCAAGCGTAGCCCTGATAGTTGGGTTAAAGGAAAATTAGATGAATCAGATGTTGAATGTGATTTGGAAAAAGAAGTAGAAAAGTTTGCGGATTGGGCTTCTAAGAAGTTAAATTTACAAACTATGCCCAAAATTGAATTAAGTATGGATACTGAAGAGGCTCAAACTAATCATCATACCGGTGGTCATACTGATGGGGACAACAGTGTTTGGGTCTATGCCAAAAACCGTAATTTGGTTGATATACTAAGAACGGTTTTTCACGAGTTAGTTCATGTTAGGCAAGGTGAATTGGGAATGATTAAACCAAATTCAAGTTATCCCGGTAGCCCAATAGAATCAATGGCTGATATGCTTGCTGGAAAATATATCAAGATATACGGTGAAAAGAATCACCATATTTTCCAATGAGACATAATGTAGCCCTTATTAACATACATGGATATCTTACTAATAGATCAAAACATCCATCGGAAATCATCCACGAAATACAAGAGGCAATGCCAGTTGGATCTTCAATTCATGAGGATTTAAAACTACATGTAGTGATGCTTGATGTTATGGAGGGTAGAATCTACGATAATAATTTACCTGCAATACTAGCTGAACTTGAGCAAGTTGTAAAATCATTGTGTTTTGATTATACTTTTATACTGGATGGGGAATACGAACACCTCAGTGAAGTAAAAGATGTGGATAACGTTATCTACAGTGATTTTCTTGCAGTATCATCCTATGTGAATGGCGTTTTACCTGAGGATCAATTACTCAACGAAAGTTGGAATAATTTAAAACCTAAAGGTCTTTGGACTGTCGGTAAGGTTGAACGCCCGCACCGAACCATATTAATGAGTAGACTATGGGAAAATAATTTACTTGATAAAATAGATTGGTCTTTCTATCCGTGCCTTAATGTTAGAGAATATATTCACAAAACTTTTCTAAGTCATTATGACGACCACACTTTTGAAAAATTTATAAGAGAGTCCACAAGATCATTGGACTTCACTATAGATATAGTGGATGCATTCTGTTTTACTGGTTATCCGTTTAACCCTGATATTTATAAAGATTCCTCTTTCTCTATAATAGCAGAATCAGACTTTTTATTTTCGGAAGACTTACAGACTAGTTTCTTTCCGAAAATTACCGAAAAAACATATAGAACTATTATCAATAAGCATCCATTCATTTGTGCTTGGTTTCCAGGTATGATTAACAAACTCAAAAGTAAAGGTTATAGAACTTTTGAAGAATATACTGCTAATCCAAACTACAATAATATCAAAGATTTGAATGCCAGAATAGATGCAATAGTAATGAATATTGAAACATTTCATGAACGGTTAAATAACCCTGACGTAGTAGAAAAAGTCAGAGCCGATATTGAATACAACTATCAACATTACTTGAAAAAAGTCGAGATAGAGCTAGTCAAACTACAACCTATTTTTGACATCGAACAGGTAACATCACAAAGAATCACCCCAACTGAATTATGTAGATTCATGTTTCCCCGCCTTAATAGGTTTTTAGGTAAACCTTCGGATTAATCCATAATACTTTGCCTAATTTAAAACGTGTGTTAAACTACACAGATGATTAAATTACTTTTTCCATTACCCAAAGAGCTAACCGTTGCATGTAGTGGCGGGGTAGACAGTATGGCTGTACTAGATTTCTTGCGTAGAAATCATCAGGTTACGGTTGCCTTTTATCATCATAGCACAACAAACAGTGATATTGCTTACCAACATGTTGCCGAATATTGTAGTGAAAACAACTTACCTTTGTTTTTTGGAAAATTAAACGAATCTAAACCAAAAGAATTAAGTCAAGAAGAATTTTGGCGTAACAAGCGTTATGAGTTTCTTAGCGGATTTGACACCGTAATTACTGCTCATCATTTAGACGATTGCGTAGAAACTTACCTTTGGTCTTCACTTCACGGTAAAGCAAAACTTCCACATAGATTTGTTCGTGGAAATGTACTACGACCATTTTTAACTACTCCAAAAGAAGAATTTATTTCGTGGTGTAAACGACATGATGTTAAATGGAGTGAAGATGCCAGCAATAAAGATATTAATTTTACTAGAAACTATATTAGACATGAATTAATGCCACACGCATTAAAAGTTAACCCAGGACTAAGAACTACGGTTAAAAAAATTGTTGAACGGGGTGGTTAAATTAAACCTAGTATTGCACTATTCATGAACCATCCAGAGTGCAGTGCATTGTGCTGCTCTGGAATGTATGAAGCACTATCATGCGATTTTAATATCAATATATTACCCTTTAAAGATGTTAAATTAAAAAAACTTAAAAAGTATCATATCGTAGCCTTTCCAGGTGGAATCGGCGATAGCGATTCTTTTGAACATCTACTTAAAAACCGAGCCGATGATGTTAAAGAGTATATGGATAGTGGCGGTAGATATTTAGGTATTTGTATGGGCGCATATTGGGCAGGCAAATACTACTTTAAATTACTCGATGGTGTAGAACCTGTACAGTATATTAAACGCCGCAAAAGTGATATTAAAAGAAGTTATGGAACTATAGCAGATGTACTATGGAACGATGAACCGCAGTCAATGTACTTTTATGACGGTTGTGCATTGATAGGTGATCATGACAAAATGAATGTTGTATCAACTTATTCAAACGGTGATCCAATGGCTATATATCAAAAACGAATTGGTTTAATTGGCTGCCATCCTGAAAGCATGCCAAGTTGGTATGATAGACCGTATTTACGGTCATATTGGCATGATTTTGCCCATCATAAACTATTATTAGCATTTGTCAACACGTTAATGAAAGTGTAAATGACCGTAATTACGCAAAAAGTTTGACTTTGTTACGCACATACAGTATACTAAATTACTTCACAAGGAGAATCTATGACTGCACGAACTTTTAGCTCAGAAGCAAAACTTAAGCTGACCCAAATGATCAATGAAGGCATGGCTACCATGCATGAAATTGATACTTTAAACGGTGGATTGAATGATACTATTAAAGCGGTAGCTGAAGAGCTAGAGATTAAGGCTAGCACATTGAAAAAAGCAGTAAAAATTGCACATAAGGCTAGTTTGGGTCAGACTAATAAAGACCATGACGAACTCAATACGATTTTGGAGACGGTTGGCAAAACCCTATGAGTTATGTGGATGCCATTCATGACCGCAATGGAGACAAAATATTTGTCGTAGAGCGGACACCCGCGGGTAAAAGAACCTTTAAAGAATACCCTGCTAATTATACATTTTATTATAGTGATCCTAAAGGCAAATACCGTAGCCTGTATGGTGATCCTGTAAACAAATTTAGTACTAGAAAACGGGCTGAGTTTGAAAAAGAGCGCAGGATTCATTCAGGTAAAAAATTATTTGAAAGTGATATCAATGTAGTATTTCGTTGTCTTTCAGAAAATTATCTAAAAGTCGATCCTCCCAAATTGCATACATGCTTTTTTGACATCGAAGTTGATTTTGATCCTGAAAAAGGTTTTAGTCCTACTAGTGATCCATTCAATCCTGTTACAGCAATCAGTATGTATTTGGATTGGCTAGATCAATTATTTACTCTATGTATTGCTCCTAGACATATGAGTCTAGAGTCGGCACAAGAAATTACAGGAGCATTTGAGAATACTATTCTTTTTGAAAATGAAAAGGATATGTTTGATATGTTCTTTCAATTGATTGATAATGCCGATATTCTAACAGGTTGGAACTCAGAAGGATACGATATACCATATATGGTTAACCGTGTTACTAGAGTAATGAGTAAAGATGATACCCGTAAATTTTGTTTATTGGGTCAAATGCCTAAACCAAGAACATATGAAAGGTTCGGTAAAGAAGAACAAACATATGATTTGATTGGTCGTATCCATATGGACTATTTACAATTGTATAAAAAATACAATTATGAAAGTCGCCATAGTTATAAACTAGACTCTATCGGTGAGATGGAAGTAGGTGAAAACAAAACACAATACGAAGGTACTCTTGACCAGTTATATAATAAAGACTTTAAAAAGTTCTTAGAGTACAACAGACAAGATACAATGTTGTTGGTTAAGATTCACAACAAACTAAAATTTTTAGATTTGGCAAATGCTCTAGCACATGAAAACACTGTGCTATTGCCAACAGTAATGGGCTCAGTTGCAATGATTGAAATGGCAATTATGAACGAAGCCCATGAGCGTGGTTTAGTAGTCCCTGATAAAAAACGAAAGGAAGGAAGTAATGATGAACAACAAGCGGCAGGTGCCTATGTTGCTACGCCCAAAAGAGGCATTCACGAATGGGTCGGAGCAGTTGACATTAACAGTCTTTACCCGTCAGCAATCCGCGCTCTTAACATGGCCCCAGAGACCATTGTCGGTCAGGTTAGACAATCGCTCACTAACCAATACATGTATGAAAAAGGCAAACGCTTAGCCAATGAAAAGAAACGGGCTAAAGAAGATGACGAGGCAGTAACTGGTAGTATTCTATGGGAAGGCTTGTTCGGCTCATTAGAATATACTGCTATCATGAACCAAGAACGCGGTACAATGCTTACACTTGACTATGAAGATGGTCGTAGTGAAGATATGAGTGCAGCAGAGATTTGGAAACTAATCTATGATAGTCACAAGCCTTGGATACTTAGTGCAAATGGTACTATATTTACGTATGACCAAGAAGGCGTGATTCCCGGACTACTAAGTAGATGGTACAGTGATCGTAAGGTCATGCAAAAGAAACTTAGAGAATCAACTACCGATGAAGATAAAGAATATTGGGACAAGCGTCAATTAGTGCGTAAGATTTTATTGAACAGTGCATATGGTGCACTTCTAAACGAACATTGCCGTTTCTATGACAAACGCATTGGTCAAAGTGTTACTCTAAGTGGTAGGCAAATTGTTAAACATATGATGAGTACTATCAATGAGACAATTACAGGTGAATATAATCATGATGGTTCTGCAATCGTATATGGAGATACTGATAGTTGCTACTTTAGTGCCTATGATAGTTTACAACCACAAATAAAAAGTGGTGAACTGGTTTGGAATAAAGAAACTTGTATTGGCTTATATGATGGTATTGCCGATCAAGCTAACGAATCTTTTCCTGCATTTATGGAACGAGCATTTCATGTACCAAGAAAGAATGGGGAGATTATTAAAGCCGGCCGTGAATTAATTGGCGACCGTACTATTTTTATTACAAAGAAAAGATATGCTATTAATGTCTTTGACAAAGAAGGCAAACGTAAAGATGTAAATGGTAAAACGGGTGATGTTAAGGCTATGGGCCTTGATTTAAAAAGAGCAGATACTCCCAAATATATTCAAGACTTTTTAATGGAAGTTTTGTGTATGGTAATTCAACATGGTAAAGGTCGTGATGATATTATCGAAAAAATCAAAGAATTTAAAAAAGAATTAGGTAAACAAGATAGTTGGACTAAAGGATCTCCTAAAGGTGTAAATAAACTTACCAAGTATGGAGATCTAGAGGCTAATAGTAAAACTGGTCGTGCTAATATGCCCGGACATGTTAGGGCAGCATTAAATTATAATTATTTACGCAGAGTCAATGGCGATAACTATTCTATGAAAATTGTTGATGGAATGAAAGTTATTGTTTGTAAACTAAAACATAATGCATTGGGCTTTACAAGTATCGCATATCCAACTGATGAATTAAGATTGCCCGCTTGGTTCTGTGAACTTCCGTTTGACGATAATGAAATGGAAAGAACATTAGTAGATGAAAAGATAGAAAATTTACTAGGTGTATTGGGTTGGGATTTGCGTAGTAATACCGATATTAATTCTACATTTGAACAATTATTTACATTTGGTTAAACTGGCATTGACTTTCGCAATAAATTCCATTATTATACGAAGTGTAAATGCCTAAATATTTTAAACATAAAGGAAAAACATGAAAGATAATTTACAAGATTTAGTCGAACATACATGTGGTTTGAGTGATATTCAACTAATCAAAATAGTAGGTACAAAAAAATTAACACAGATGTTTGCAGTAGCAGATAACAAAAACCTTATATTTTCAGGAGAGTTTAAAAATCCAATTCCTGAGTTTGAAGGTACTTTTGGTATGCCAAACTTAGGTAAACTAAAAACAATCTTAGGGTTCGAAGACTATGATGACAATGCTATTATAACTGTGCCTAAACAAACAACTGATGAAGGCATACAGCCCGGTTCTATTTTATTTGAAACAAAAAACAGTGATTTTGTGAATAATTATAGATTTATGAAAAAATCTATTGTAGAAGATAAAATTAAAACTATTAATTTTAAAGGCGCTACTTGGAACATTGAGTTCGAACCTACAATTGCAGGTATTATGCGTTTGAAAAAACAGCATCAAGCTAATAGTGAAGAAGAAAATTTCACCGTTAAAGTTGAAAAGGGAGATTTTAGAATTTACTTTGGTGATCCTACTACTCACTCAGGCAATTTTGTCTTTTATCCACAAGTAACAGGAACACTAGCTAGACCAATGATGTGGCCCGTTAAAACTTTCTTATCAATTATGGATCTTTCTGGTGATAAAATTATTAGATTTTCTGATCAAGGTCTTGCTGAAATTGTGATTGACAGTGGAATAGCAGTCTATTACTATCGTTTGCCAATGCATTTAAAATAATAGTACCGTTGAATTTTATCAAGTAAATAATGGAACAAGTAAATCTATCAGCCGCACATAATCCCGATTGGGCACTATTCTTACCAGCAGTCAGTAGTTTTTATATTGCTGGCTTAGGTAAACAGCGCAATGGTGAAAAGTATTTTGACGCTGCAAGAATCCCGCAAGGATTTGGCGGTGATGTAGAAAAACTAAACTTTCTTAATAGTAAAGAAGGTCTATACTACTATAAGTGGGGATTGTATAGTGCAGGTCATGCTAACTTAGATACTACTAAAATTGACTTCAACGAAAGTATTATTCGTGACCGCGAAGCAGGTACGTTCATGCTAGGTGACTCAGGTGGTTTTCAGATTCTAAAAGGTCAATGGCCCGCAGATTGGAAAGATCCCAATTGTCCCAAAGCAATGATTAAGCGTAAAGCAGTTCTTACATGGATGGATACATACATGGATTATGGTATGTGTCTAGATATTCCTTCGCAATCTCTACGCACTTTTCATTTGAAAGATTCTAAAACCGGCAAATCTTTGCATGGTATCAGTACTATTCAACAAGCAATTGATGCCACTCATATTAATAATGAATATTTTATTAATAACCGTAACGGTAAGTGTAAATTTTTAAATGTTCTACAAGGTCTTACACATACTCAAAGCGAACAATGGTATGAAGAGATGAAAAAATATTGTGACCCAAATATCTATCCTGAAAATCATTTTAATGGATGGGCATTTGGGGGACAAAATAAAATTGATATCCATCTTACTCTCAAACGAATTGTAGGAATTATCCATGATGATCTTCTACAAGAAGGCAAGCACGATTTGATTCACTGTTTGGGTACTAGTATCTTAGAATACGCGGTACTCTTTACTGATATTCAAAGAGCGGTCCGTAAATATCATAACCCAAAACTTCAGATTACTTTTGATTGTGCTAGCCCATTCTTCAGTGCGGCTAAAGGACTAGCATATTTCAATACTAGTATTGAGCATAATAAAAAATGGTCTTATAGTATGGAAAAAACCGCAGAGAAAAAATCCTATGCTAATGATACTCGCAAATTTAGAGATGCAGTTCTACAAGACGGTATCCATAAAATGTTTACAGATAGTCCCGTAACTGATAGAATGATATTAAAGGATCTATGTTATCGTGGTCAAGGATTCATTGGTCAACATGGTAAAGAAACGAAAACTAGTTGGGATACTCTAAGTTATACTTTATTACAATCTCACAATGTATATCAGCATATCTATGCGGTACAAGAAGCTAATCGTAGATATGAACAAGGTATCATTCCAAAAATGATTATGAATGACACTTTTGAGCGTATTCGTTTTAGTGAATTAGTAGATGAAATTTTCTCTCTCAAAGACCGTCAAAAAAGTTTAGACTTGATAGATCATCATAGCAGATTTTGGATGCAAATGCAAAGTGGTAGTCAAGGATTTAGTGGTAAGAAAACAGTAAATGCTATGACTATGTTTGATCAATTGTTTACAACTGAGGAGCCTGAAGAAGAAGTAACTGAAGATAGTGATGACTTAATTTTAGAAGTACTAGGAGATTAATATGCCTTATAAAAATCGTATAGAAACTATTAAACAAAGTATTACACTTTTAGAAAGTAGAATTAATTCACCCAATGAATATGATAGTGAAGCCATGTTTGATATACGGCGTCAGTTACTTACGTTAAATACCGAATTAAGTAAACTGACCAAATTGCAATGGGAAGAAGAACACGACCGAGTTAACTTTGAGGATGACTATTAATGGAACAAGTAGATTTGGCACGACAAGAAAAGCGTAACCGAATTAAAGATCAAGCTAAACGCATGATTTGGGTTACTTTTCAAAAAGAAGGTATTCACTGCTACCCTTCAGCATCTATTGATGCCAATTTAGCAACGGGTGATGAATATGATGTAAGTTTTTTAGGAACTCCGCATCGGCATATTTTTCATTTTAATGTGGCGATTCAAGTATTTCACAACGACAGGGATATTGAGTTTATTCAATTCAAGCGATGGTTGGAGAATCTTTATCGGGGTACACTTGAATTGAACCATAAAAGTTGTGAAATGATTAGTGATGATTTATACTTAGCTATCAGTAATCGCTATCCCGACCGTGATATTCATATCACTGTGTCCGAAGACGGTGAGAACGGTGCCACAATTCACTATGACACAACCAAACCTTATCAACAACTTGCTATTTAAACTAAGGAAAATAAAATGGCTAAAATTCAAATCAAACCTAACCCCCGTGTCCATGCAATTTTCGACGATCTTGAAAAGTATCGGGATTTTTGTGTAGAATATGGATTTAAATTTGATGAAGCAGACCTATATAGTACCAAAAGCTATGTCTATAGGCAATTCACTAAACATCTTTCAGGCAAAACTGTAAAGAGCATGTGGGATACTGATATGAAAGCAGCCTAATGCGTAAGCTATACTACATGGGCCTTGAGCCCTATAAAGCTAGATACACCTTGCAATTACAAGAATGGAATGAGCGTGTATTCAAAAAGCGTAAAATTAACTATGTCATAGTACCCGGCGAAACACTAACTGCTGACCAATCTATTGTTACTGGTCAGGTCCTAGATGCACATGGTCGCACATACTTTGGTATGAGCCAATTAATGAATCTAGTTAAGTTAATGAAGGCAGGAGAATGTAACAATGAGGATGTCATCTACTTTGAGGACATGTTTCAACCCGGTATCGAGAGCTTACCTTATATTCTCAATCAAATCGGTAGTGAGCATCAGCCTCGCATTTTTGTTCGCTGTCTTGCTCAGTCTATTGATCCAGATGATTTTGTTCATGTCTGGGGTATGTCAGAGTGGATGGGCCATTATGAAAAAATGGTTGACTCGTTCGTAGATGGT